GGAACTTTTTACTTGACCGAAACCGTAACAATACCTGCTACTTCAGCAACTGGCACAAGAGTCCAAGCGACTTTGGACCTCTCGGCATATGTAAATGTCCCAACAGGGCAGGCAATAGCTATTGACCAAGTTGACTTCATCTTTCAAGGCGGCGCTGATTTTGGAATTAGGTTTTCTGATTTCTCGGCTGGGGATATTGCAATTAACACTCAATTGAGCGACTTGAACCCCGGCTCTTTACTAGTGCGAGCAGATAATCATTCTTTGATTGCATCCGGATCCCTAAACATTGACCAAAGCAACAACGTCGGGACTCATGCTGCTGACTTGTATCCTGATAACTTCGGCCCAACTACTCTTAGTGAATCTTTCATGGTAGTGAATGATACTCTTTATCTGGTCGCCGGAGCAGATGGCGCAGCTGTTGCTGCCAATGACCTTTTTGTATCATGCCGTGTCCGCTGCCGAGTCGTAAAACTTGGAACCAAAGACTGGATGGCAATTGCAATTCAGAGTACCGCTGAGGCTTGAGGTCCATGTCTGCGGACTGGGAACGTGGCTATGATGCTGGGTATCGGGCTGCTCTTTCAACTGCTAAAAGAGATATTAGCATCGATATGGGCGAGAAGAAGCCTCGGAGCAAGGTCGCAGTACCTAAAAGAAAAAGGCAACCGTCTGCGTATAACAAGGCTTACTCTCGAGCATTCAAAAAAGTAGCACCACGCTTCAAGAAAAAGAATGGCGGATGGATGAAAGACGGTTTCAAGCGAGCCGGAGCAGCAGCAAGGAAGGCGATGAAATGAGCGAGGATAGACCATTTGAAGTTAAGAAAGTAGTCGAAGGTGCAAGGTTCACCTTTGACCAAGCCTTGAATGTTTGGAATATTAGCCTTGGCACTGGGGCCAATTGGACCGCCATCTCCGCCCACAACTTCCTTTCTGAAGAAATTCTTGATATTGCGGGCTTATCTAAACAAGAGCTCACCTTATTCTTTGGTGCGCAAGGTCTTCAACGTTCATTACCTTATACAACTGATATGCTCGTCACTCCAACAGGTGGTGCAGGCCTTTTGGATATCTTCATCGTGAGCGATGTCCCCTTATCGAATCCTCAATCCCATCTTACCCCCCCAGTCTCTTATACCGCTGGATTCCCCAGTTCAGCAGATGAATTCAGCAATACTAAGTTCGCTAGAGGTCGAGCAGTCATTCAATCCACTTCTGCCCCTATTACGATGGTTGAAAGTGATACATGGGACTTTGGTTCTAATTCTCCAACTGCGGCAGATAAATTATACCTATACCGTTGGGTTCTGATTACATCTGCGGCTGGCATTGCAGTTAATGGTAACTTCATCTTTGTGCCAGATGTAAGATATATTGCGAACGGTGTCGCCACAAAAGAAAAGGATCTAGTTCACATTAACAGGCTAAGGGTTTCCTATGAGCAGCAACAAAGAATCTGAAAGAAAAAGGTTTTTGCTTCTTTTGCAGAATGGAATTCCAGTGCATAATTTAACGGTTATTCCCCCTCCAAGAAAACAAGCCACAGTTTCTCAAAAAGTTCTTGATGAGAACATGGCGAAAGCATATCCAGAATTTAGCCGCCATGATTGGGGGCCTTTTGGAAAATATGAATACCTAGGCGCTGGGACTCCCTATACTCGGAAGAGGAGGGCTGGGATTGAAGGGCGTAACGATTTAGACAAGATTGCCATGCACCATGATGCAGGTTATTCATCGTATGAAGGCGGAAGTGCTGCCCAACGTGCTTTGATAAGAAGTTATCACGACTTAGGAGCTGGTTCTGCAATGATTACAGCCGGTTTAAATCCTTGGAGTGATGCGCCTTTGGTTCTTTCTCTTTTAGCCGGAGCTGCATTAATAGGCCAAGGCATCGCACGGATTCATCCGGCTACATTTGTTCCTATGGCGCTTATAGATGCCGTCGCATATGGGGGCACTGAATTTGACCCCTCGATAGGTGATGCTAGAAAGTGGCTGAGCCTGTAATTTTGATCAAAAGTTCATTCTTCTCTCTCCAAATCTGTGTCACAATGTGAACAATAGTTCATCCACAATGTTCCATAAGTATCCATTTCATCACAAAGAGGGCAATTCATTCTTCTTCACGCTCCATTGTACCAAACACATACACCACAAGTAATACAGGAAATGTAAATCCAATTTTCCTCTTTGTCTATCATTTCGACTTTTAGTCCACTATGGCCGTTCTTACATCTCATTCTTTTATTCATTCAAAGTCCCCCAAGGTTCTTTGATTAAGAATTTCATTGAACTTGTCCCATATCTCTTGGAATTGGTCGGGTGTTATGAGTTTGATTGCTTTGTTTAGTGCCTTAAATTGTAATCTGTTGTAGGCTAAAAGTAAATCCTGCTCTACCGCATCCGTTCCTTCTGCCTTTAATCTCAATTGAGCACGCAACCATCCTGAAAAATTCTTCATTTCAGAGGCTATCTTGTGTGTTTCATCACTCAATATCGTCATCTTCTGTCTATTTCGTCCCGACATATACAGCCCTAGAGGTGTTCCCTTATGAATGTATGTATGTAATAGGAAAAAAAAGGGGTCGAATCTCCGATTCAACCATAATTAGGGGGATAATGAGTAAAGTCAAGTGCGATTCGGCGGGAGGCAGTGTGCTGCCGAGCGTGACCTTGACTAAAAGTCTGATGTCGCCTTCGGCTCAAAGGATAGGGGTTTAGGGTGGAGTTTAGTTTATACACCGGCTTTGAGTGCAGGGTGACATGGCAACCGCTAAGACTGGAACTTTTTACTTGACCGAAACCGTAACAATACCTGCTACTTCAGCAACTGGCACAAGAGTCCAAGCGACTTTGGACCTCTCGGCATATGTAAATGTCCCAACAGGGCAGGCAATAGCTATTGACCAAGTTGACTTCATCTTT